GGCGACGTCGTCGAGGGGCTCGCGGAAGTGTTCGGCGTCGAGCTCGTCACCGATCCCGCCACGACAGCCGGCCTCTTTGAGTCGGTCAACCAGGGGGAAGACATGGATTTCAAGACGCTCACCGCGGCCGACATCAAGAAGCACCGGCCCGAGCTGATCGAGGCCTTGCTCAAAGAGACGCCGTCGGCGGCGGAGGCGGCCGCGCTCGCCCGCGAGAACAAGGCGCTGAAGGAGCAGATCGCCGATCGGGATACCACGCAAGCCGAGCGCGATCGCGCGGTCCTGATCGACAAGAAGCTCGCCGAGGCGAAGCTGCCCGACGTGCTCGTCACCGAACAGTTCAAGACCCAGCTCAAGGAAGCCGCGAATCCCGCCGCGGTGAGCGCGCTGATCGCCGAACGCAAGGCGATCGCGGGCAAGGTGAAGTTCGGGCGCAGCACGCCGCGCTCGACGGAGCGGGATCTGGATGAGCGCCGGCCGGCCGCCGAGGCCGACGGCACGCGTCCGATCGACGAGGAGAAGATCGACGGCTACGCCCGGACGCTCGGGCTGAAGCTCGTCGCGAACTGACCCCCGACCGAGCACGCACCGGGCGCGGACGCCCGGGCGGAAAACGGTCACCACATATCGCCGCGAGAGTCGGCGAGGGAGTAACCGATGGCGCACGTCCAGCGGTTCCGGTTCATGGATGCGAAGGGCACGATCAAGCTGCCCGTGCTCGCCGCGCAGGCCATCGAGGTCGGCGACCTCTGCTACTACGACGCGGCCGACGACACGGTCAAGCGTGCCAGCATCCAGGCCGACCAGCTCACGCTGGCCGCGAACCAGGCGCTCTTCAAGGACAACTTCGCCGGCGTCGCCGTCACGGGGCACGTGGCGAGCGATCCGATCGAGGACGTCACGCTCGCCACCGAGGGCGTGTTCGAGTTCGAGTGCGCCGCCACGGCGTGGGATGCCTTCGCGCTCGTCGGCCCCGATGAGGACGGCGGCATCGCGCTGTCGAACATCCGCGTGATCGCCGCGGCCGCGCAGGGCGACGCGATCGGCCGCGTGTGGAAGAAGTACACGGCCACCACGACCCGCGTGCTCGTGCGGATCTCGGGCAACCGGACCACCAACACCGTCTAACGACTGAAGGGCGCGCGGGATCGGCTGCGCGCGCGCCCGTTCCATGTCAGCCGACGGAGGGGGAACCGACGATGATTCGTCGCGACGCAATCGAGGCGCTGGTCCTCGAGCATGGCCGGGAGGGCTATCTCCAGGTGCAGGCGCTGCTGCTCGAGGGCAAGGAGCTTCCGAACGGCCGGCGTCAGCGCGCCCGGCCGGAAGAGTTCTCCCTCCGCTCGCTGTGGGAAGGGCTCGTCGGCCCGATCGAATCGACGCTCGCCTTCGCCGCGGACCAGATGGGCTACGTGCAGATGCCCATCCGTGAAGCGGTCACGACCAGCGCGTTTCCCTCGGCCGTCGGCCAGCTGATCTCCGCCAAGGTGATCGACGGCTACGACATGCCCGGCGCGATCGGCGACGAGCTCGTCACCGTCGTGCCGTCCAAGCTGCGCGGCGAGCGCATGGTCGGCTTCACGAGCCTGCAAGGCCCGAAGATCGTCGAGGAAGGCGAGCCCTACCAGGATTCGACCTTCCGCGAGAAGTACGTCACCACGACGGAGACCAAGCGGGGCCGCCTGCTCTCCGTCAGCGAGGAAGCAGTCTTCTTCGACCAGACGGGGCAGCTGCTGCTGCGGGCGCAGAGCCTGGGCGGCCAGCTCCGCGCGAACCGGGAGAAGCGGATCATCCGGGCCATCGCGGACGTCGCGTCGACGGAGCGGGTCTACCGCCCGGGGGGCGTGCCCACGCAGCTCTACAGTGCGGGCAACAATTCCCTGCTCGCCACGGCGACGCCGCTCGTCGACTGGACGGACATCCAGGAAGCGCTGGCGTACTACGCGTTGAACCAGCGCGACGACCGGGAGCCCGACGATTCCAGCGGGACCGATCCGATCATCTGGATGCCGACGCACATCGTGACGGCGCAGGAACAAGCCGGCACCGCCGCGCGCATCGTCAATGCCGTCGAGGATCGCACGAACACCGGCACGGCAACCGTCATCACGGCCGGCGTCGCCCGGCAGCTTGTGCCCGGGTTGCGGGCGGTCGCGAGCCCGTTCCTCGATGCCGCGCAGGGCGCCGACCAGTGGGACGATGCGTCCGACTGGCTGATCGGAGACTTCAAGCGGCAGTTCATCTACAAGGAGATCTGGCCGCTGCAGACCTTGCGGGCGCCGGCGCAGAACGATGAAGAGTTCGAGCGCGACATCGTGGCGCGGTATAAGGCGCGCGAGTACGGCGACGTGAACGCGACCGACCACCGCTTGGTGGTGAAGGTCAACGCGGTCTAAGGACTCCATGCCGGGGTGGGCGGCCCGCATGGCGCTCACCCCGGCCCACCTCTCGGAGGCACGATGAAAGCACTCCCGACCGGCTACCGGACGGCCACGGCCGACGGGCACCGGATCGTGATCTACCGGGGCCTGGAGCCGGTCGGCGAGGTGACCGCGCCGGCGAGCGCGAGCCACCAGGAGCTGGTCGCGCTCGAGGACAAAGCTGCCGATCTCGCGATCGAGCACGCGCGGAAAGCGGAGGCGCAGGCCGAGGCCGCGGTGGCGGCGAAGAGCGCGGCGAAGAGCGCCCCGACCCCGGGGAAGACCACGAAGTCCGGCTAACCCGTGGCCTTCACCTACGAGCCCGAGAAGGTCCCCACCGAGGCGCTGCACTGGGTGCGGTTCAAGGTTGGGGCAACGAAAGACGATGCGTCGCCACTCGTGGACGACGCCGAGATCCTCGGCGCGCTGGTGATGAACGGCCTCATGGCGACCAGCGTCCCGAGCGACGCGACGAAACTCGCGATCCATCGGGCCGCAGCGTCAGTCTGTCGGAGTATCGCCGCGTCCTTTGCGCGGCAGGGTGCCGTGGTGGCGCCCTCGGGTAGCGGATCGCCGAAGAACGTGTCGGCCGAGACGTATCTGAAGCTCGCCGCGGCGCTCGAGGCGGAGGGCACGGGCCTGGTGGTCGTGGGCGGCGAAGTCCAGGACCCCAGCGAGCCGTACGAGATCGTGGACAGCGTGGACTATCGCCGCGACCGGTTCGGCGGAGACCACAGCGAGTACGTGGGAGACGAGGTCACGTGAGCAATGGCGGTGCGCGTCGGGGCGACCATCACCGGACTCGAGGAGATCGTCGAGACGATCGGCGGGATCCACGACCGCGCCCGGGATCCGTCGCCGGCGCTGCACGTCGTGGCCAACCTGCTCGAGGCCCACGTCCAGCGGAACTTCGCGACGCAAGGGACGCAGGGCGGGCATCCGTGGCCGCCGCTCGCCAGCTCGACGGTCCAGGCGCGCACGAAGCGCTGGGGCTATTACCGCCGCTGGGCGCCGGCGGCGGGCGTCACGGCCGTGGCGCCGGTGCTGGTGTGGCACGGCCGGCTGCAGCGGAGCTTCGCGCGCGGTGGCGTCGCGCACATCCGGATCGTGTCACCGTCCGGGCTGACCTGGGGCAGTGGCGTCGTCTATGGGATCTACCATCAGTCGACCCAGCCCCGGAGCCGGTTGCCGCGTCGGCCGCCGATCGCGTTCCGGGACGACTTCCAGCAGCGCGAGATCCTGTTCCAGCCGATCCGGCTCTACCTGCAGGGCGTGCCGCCGGGCGCAATCGAGACCACGATGCGCGCGCGGTTGCGCGTGTAGACGCGGCACTCCTGCCGCTGACTCCTCGGAGGCTGTATGCGAACGACCCGACCGCTCCTGCTGGCAACGCTGCTGCTCGTCGCGATCGCGACGCCCGTCCGATCGCACGCGCCACCCGCGCCGCCTGACGCCGTGTTCTACGACGCGACGGAAGGGCTGAAGGCACTCGCCGCCCTGCACTACACGGCGGATCTCATCGCGCTGATCGCGGGCAAGGGGCTCGGCGCCCTGGGCATCGACACGGGGATCAATATCTACCCGCGGGAAGATGCGCGGCGGTTCGCCACCCAGGAGCGGGCGTTGCCGGGGCTCGGCTGCTACACGCGCGCCGCGCGCACGCAGGCCAAATCCCAGCAGGAACGCCACAACTCGATGGAGGCCCATTACGAGCTGCTGGTGCGCTACCCCGATGCGGTCACCGCGCGCACCCATGCCGAGCTCGCCGCCGAGTCGTTGCTCCTGCTCATCGATCGCTTCCGCGAGGCCGGGCTGGGCGTCGAGGGCGGCGGCGAGGAAGCACAGAGCGTGCTCGTCGACATTGACGGCGCGGGGCCCGCCGACGGGCTCGAGTTCTACGAGGAGTGGGTGCACGTCGTCGCGCCGATCTGGGACACGGACGTCGTCACGTGACGAAGAAGCCGCCGGTCCCCGACGAGGGCGAGGCGCCCGCCGCGCTGCCCACACGCGAGAAGGAGTACACCCAGCCGCCCGTGCGGGGCGGCCGCTACACCGAAGACGGCGAGCTCGCCGAAGAGACCAAGCCCGAGCCCGACGCGCACCGCACCAAGAAACCGGAGCGCTAGCCGATGTCCTGGTTCCCGAAGCGCATCAAAGGCATGACGGCGAAGATCGAGGGCGGCTACGGCGTCGATGCCGTGCCCGCCGTCGGCACCGATGCGCTGCGCGTCGAGGAACTGTGGTCGAACGTCCGGATCCTCGAGAATTGGCCCAACAAGCAGCCCGACGCGGCGACCGGGACGGCGATGCCGATGAAGCGCGCCGTCCCGCGCGGCCGCTACGTCGAGGCCAACATCTCCTGGATCTGCCGCGGCGCCGGCGCCGACGCGGTGATCGAGGCGGATCCGGTCCTGCGCTCGGCCGGCTGGGCCGCGGTCGACGGGACGCTCAAGTTCGACTACACGATGGCGTCGCTGAACCACGAGTCGGCGAGCTGCTACTACTACACAGGCGACCTGTTGATCAAGTCGCTGGGCACGCGCAGCGCGCTGCGCTGGCAGCTCCTGCCCGGTGGCATTCATCGCTGGAACTTCCTGGCCCGCGGCCGCCTCGGCGCCGAGCCGGCGACCACGACCCTGCCCGGCGGGTTCGGCTACGACACGACGGGCGCGCTCACCGGCGTCGCGCTGACCCTGACAGTGAATGGCGTGTGGACGCCCGCGCTCATCGCGGCCGAGTTCGACCAGGGCTGCGAGCCGCTGCTGTCGGAAGACGCGAACCACACTGACGGCCTGGGCGAGTTCGATTGGGCCGAGCCGGAGCCGTTCTTGACGCTCACGGCCCGCAAGCCCGCGCTGGCCACGTACAATCCGTATGCCGATGCGCTCGCCACCACGGCGGGTGGCATCAACGCGACGCTTGGCAACACTCAGTTCAACCGGCTGAAACTGTCGCTCCCAGAGACGTGTGTGGAGACGCCAGCGCCGGCGGACAGCCAGGGGTTCGTCAACCACCAGCTGCGCTACAACATCACCGGCCCGCCGCCGGTGATCACGAGCGACTGACGTTCCCCCGCGGCCGTGAGGCCGCGGGATCGACATCCTCGCGCTGGACCTCGCGGGCCCGCCCCTCAGTGGCGGGCCCCACCTCCCCATGCCGCTCTTGCAAAGGACCGTCCATATGACCGCACCCCAGCATTCCGAAGCCGAAGCGCGCGACGCCTATGTCGCCGTGGAGATGACGCTCTCGAATGGCCACAGGATCAAAGTCCGGCCGCCGCTGTTCGACGAGGCGATCCCGATCCTCCTGCAGCTCGACGGGTTCCTCACCGGCGCGCCGGTGGCCGCCACCCTCGTGCCCGCCCTCAAGGCGTTCTACCTGCCCCGCTCCGCGACAAACGGGCCGGCGGGGACGGCGGAGACGGTAGCCCCGACACCGGGGCCGAGTCCGACGCCGGCGTGACGTGGCCGAGCGTCATGGACGTCGTGAGTGAGTACGCCGCGTGCTACGGCGGCCCGCCCGCTCGGCGCCGCCCCTGGCACGAGTTCGCCGCGCTGGCCTCGCGGACGGCGCGGTTCGCCGCGCGCGCGCTGCTGGCCGTCCGCGACGGCGGGCTGCTGTCCCAAAACCCCGCCGATAGCATGGCGATGATGATCACGGCGGAGCTCCGCCAACAGGCGGCCGCCGCGTGACGATTCCGCTCAACGATCTGCTCGTCAACCTCAAGTGGAACGAGGAGGGCGCGGAGATCCCCGCGCGCGTGCGCGCGCAGCTCGCCCAGCTCGCGACCGCGCAGGCGGCGCTGGCGCGGCAAGCTGGCCTGGGCGCGGCGCCCGGAGCCGGACCGGGGGCCCCGCTGCGCGCCGGCGCTGGCCGCAGTCCCTTCCAAGCCGAGTGGGCCTCGAGCTCACAGATCCTGCAAGCCATGCAGCGCGACGCGGCGAAAGCGCGCGGCGCCATCACCGACCTGAAGGGCGGCCTGGAGGACGTCCAGCCGGCGGCCGCCGGCGCGAACCGTCACCTCGGGACGCTCCGCATGGCGGCCAGCACGGCCGCCTTCCAGATCATTGGCATGGGGGGCATGGTCGGCCGCCTGTCGTCCGGACTGCTGTTGTTCGCCGCCGGGTCGGGCCCCGCGTTGGCGGCCGTCCTGGCGATTGGCGCGCTCGGGCTCGCCTTCCGCGACGCCACGCGCGACGCGCGGATGAACCGCGAGGAGAACGAGAAGCTCGTCGTCTCGCTCAAGGCGATCGGCACGCATGCAACGATCACCGCCAACCGGATCGAGATCCAGCGGCTCGAGGCGCTGCGCGACGAGCCGAGTCTCGGCCGCCGGCTGGTCCGCGGCGCGCTCGGGATTATGCGCGAGGGGCCGCTCCAGGGCGTCCAGAACCAGCGGGTGGTCGACGTCGAGGAGCTCGAGCGCGAGATCGCCCGGCTGCGCGGCGAGATCGGTGCGGCCGGCGAGGATCTGACGCAGCCCGGCCGCGAGGCCCTGCGGTCGGCGAACTTCGCCCGCGAGGCCGCCCGGCTACGTCAGCAGCTCTTCAGCACGGGCGGCCCGGTGACGGCGCTCGACGTCACGGAGCGCCTGCGCGCGCAGGCGCTGCGGCAGGACCCGAACATCAGCGCGGAGCAGGCGCAGACGATCGCAAGGCGCGAGCGCGAGACGGCCGCGATCAATGCGTCGACCGAGGCCCACCAAAAGCTGCGCGAGGCTATGGAGGACGCGGCGATCCGGCTGGACATGGTCGGCGCCGCGCCCCAAGCCGTTACCGAAGCGCTGCGTGCGCGCGCGCTCGAGCGGGCCGGCATGGCGCCGGATGCCGCCGCCGGTCTTGCGGCCCGGGAGCGGCATCCGGCGCCATGCCGGCGCGGCCAACGATCGCGCTGCCCTCCTGCGCCAGGTGCGGAGCCCCGAGTTCGCGCTGCAGACGCTGACCACGCTGACGCAGGGGATCCGCCAGGGCGGCGCCGGCGCGATCGGCGCGCTCGGCTCTGTGAGCATGGGCCTGAGCGGGATGACAGGCATCGCGGGCACGGCGGCCGCGGGGCCGCTCGGCTGGGCGGGGTTCGCGCTGCAAGGGTTGAGCAGCGTCTTCGGACTCTTCGATAACAAAGAGGACCGCCGCCACCGCGAACTGATCGACACGGTGAAGCGCCTGGGCAAGGAAGTCGGGCTCGACCGGGTGACGGTTGTCTTCACCGGGCCCGATGGCCACCAGGTGCGGAAGACCCTGGCCGAGCTTGACGAGTCGGATGCTGTCGAACGCATCCCCGGCCCGGTTGGAGCGGGCGGATGAGCGCTCGGCTCCTCGTCGACAACATCTTCAACCCGGTCCACTACCCGGACGTCACGCTCAGCGCGAATGAGGAAGCGGGCGGGCACGAGGCCGAGTTCTTCTCGACGCTTCGCCGGGAAGACTCCTGGTCCCCGACGAGCTTCAACGCCGACGCTTGGCTCAAGGCGCGGCACACGCAACCGCGGGCGATCGACACCATCTGCCTCTGGGTGCACAACCTGCTGGGGAAAGCCTACAAGTTCCAGATCTCGAATGACGACTTCGCCTCGGGCATCGAGACGATCGTCGACGTCACGATCCCAGCGTCGCCCGGGGCGGGGGACATCG